TTGGGGCCTTTTTTTAAAAGGCCACCACATATTTTGGGGCCTTTTTTTAAAAGGCCACCACATATTTTGGGGCCTTTTTTTAAAAGGCCACCACATATTTTGGGGCCTTTTTTTAAAAGGCCAAAGTAGTATGAACGTGTTTCACATAATCTTCTTAGTTTTAAAACTAATGATTGTGGCACAATTCTTTTTAATCATTCTAAAAAAGCAGTCAGTTGATTCCAAGACCTACCTTTTTACAGAAGTTATTTTTAAAGTATTTTTGTCACTATATCTCGAATATTTATTATTTGCATCGAAAATAAGAGGGATTGAGTGGGAAGACACTTTTTTAATTTCATTTGCGGGAGGACTCTTATTTTATGATGGAGTATTTCATGATTTACCGGCACTTCTCAAACAATATGGAATTAACTATAACCTTTAAAGGGCTTCTATAATAGCTTCACGCCCTTTTAAACTCCGAGTTTTTGGCGCGCTTTTTGAAAAAGCGCAGCGCACCTAAACATTTTAGCACGTTTGAATGATAGAAATATGGCCGGTCAAAGAAAAAAGAAGGTTGTAGAGGATTCTGTCACCCAGGATGTACCAGCCCCTGAGCCAAAGAAGCGTTCAAAAAAGCCTATCAAGGTCGTGGCGGTAGTGACCCCTAACGGAATCGAGGGTTCGTTTCTACAGGAACCCCGTCGCCCTCTAATCGCCCATCTACCGATTCACACTAACGACATGGTCTTTCCAAAGGAGAATACTGCGGATCCAGAGCCGTATAACCCAGCTTCAATGGATATGTTCGCCGGCGACCAGGAAGTCGTTGTCACCCAGCAAAATGAGATTGTGACAATCCCCAATTCGCCAATCTACGAAGAGGAGTCGCGACCCATGCAGTGTTTTGCGAAGGTACAGCTAATGGTTTCATTTGCCGAGGATTCAAAGGCAAAAAAGCTTCCTGAGTCAACTGAGATTGCCTGCTTCTGGTGCTCGCACACCTTTGAAGGAATCCCTTGTATTATTCCTGAGCGCGAGGTCCACGGAGTCTATAACGTCTATGGCAACTTCTGCTGCCCCGAGTGTGCTCTTGCGTACGTACTAAATGAGACGATTGACCCTCACGTCCGCTGGGAGCGTATTGCGCTTCTTCACCGGCTCTATGACCGCAGTGGAAATGGGCGCATGTTTCCTGCACCTGGTCGCGAGGTTCTAAAGCTCTTTGGAGGCCCTCTAACGATTGAGTCATATCGCGCCACGGTTCGCCAAGGAAAGGTGCGCGTTGATACGCATATGCCGCCAATGGTTAGTATCCTTGGGTCCATCGACACAAAACCCATTGACTTTTTTGATTCGAGTATGAAGAATACTCTTACGGGGAATACGCAGGAGAAGACGACAAAGGCTGAGGAGGGTCTGCGTCTAAAGCGTACAAAGCCCCTGAAGGATAAGGAAAGTACGCTTGATTCTGTAATGAATATTCAGATTAAGCGGGGAATTAAGTGTTAAGTTAGGGGTCTAAAAATTGATGACATTTTTTATTATAGAATAAAGTATGTCATCAGAATCTATGGTACGTGATATGTTCCGCTCACTAGAGGCCACGATTCACGAGCGTCTTTCAATGATTGCGGATCTTATCCACATGACGAAGACGCCTGAGTCTGAAAGTGTATCCGACAAGCTTTCATCAGTTCTAGAGTCTATTCAGACCATTGATGCGCGTCTTACGAATCTGGAGATGAAGAAGGCCGAGACGGCGGAGACGGTCCATGTAAATCACATTGGAAAGCTATCCCCCGATATTTGGACTGTGAGTGCAATGCCTGGGCTCGAGATTAATCTAAATGAGCCTCCAAAGGACCATACGATTCCTATTGTTGAGAATGTTGATATGGAGGTTGTCGAGGAGGCTGAGGAGGAGGAAGAGGTTGAGGAGGAAGTCGAGGAGGAGGTCGAGGAGGAAGAGGAGGAGGCCGAGGAGGAAGAGGAGGGTGAATCAGTCGAGCAGTTTACTTACAAAAATAAGAATTATTACCGTGATTCCTCTAACCAGGTCTACGCTGAGAATGCAGATGGCGAGCCAGATGATGCAGTTGTTGGAGTCTGGGATGCAACCCGCGAGCGTATTCTATTCAAGCGGGTTTGAATCTAACCATATAATAGTTAAATGTATTCAATAATTTTCACGGCGGCTATTTTTATTGGAGTACTTCTAAATGATGTATTACAAAGTCGTAAGACAAGCATATCAAGCCACTTCTTCTTAGGAGTAGTCGCCATAAGTCTTGTAACTATTCTGTGGTACTTAGACTATGAAATTGTTGGCTGGGCGATGGTTTTGCTGCCGATATTTGTATTACTTATAAGTTATATTACACTTGTAACTGGCGCGGCGGTAAGTAAGAATACCTCGCCTGTAGCTGCTACGACTCTTTCTACAGCATCTAACGCTGCTCCAGTACAATCATGTCAACCGACAAATCCTCCAGGCCCCTACACTGCTGTAGCTCAGCCGACACCAAGTACGGTGTCTCTGCCGGCTTCTATTGACGTCCCCGCAACACCGGCAACCACGCCAATGACAAATACTAATACGCCAAGTTTTAAAATAACACCGATAACTGCGGGATGCTAACCAACTTAGCTTAAAAGGTTTTTAATATAAAAGAGATAGAAATAATGTTTATCCCATCTCTTTTATATCCATATATAGTGTCTGCTCTTACAGTCTACACATCGATTGTAAGTAACGTGAGTAAATTCTTAGAAAAGGGTTACAGCGCCTATCACATTGCCTTTTCCCCTAGAATCTACCTATTCTGTAAGGGATATTCACAGCCAGTTCTTTATAACGGTAACATCCCAGTCCATCAGCACCGTTTAGCATATGATGCTGACCGTTCATTATTTTATACCGATATTTACGCAAATTATAAAAAGTATTCGTTGCCAATCCTATCAATTGAAATTATTCATGAGGAAAATGTCGTAGCGGATCTTACGAATTTCATAGAGGAAATGCGCTTCGTTAATGCTGGCTCCACGCCATCAATTACAGATATAGTTATGCTCTGGGCCACGCTAACAAATAACTATATAAATCCCAAAAAGCATACGGTTCGTTACATTGATGCAATAGGCGATTCATTTGAAACTGGACTTAGTGATAATCCGCCGCTGCACGTGAGTTAAGGTTCGTCCCTATTTAAAAAATTGACTCTAATCTATTCCCAGAGGTAGTAGACAGATGTCTATATCATTATCAGATCCCTTACCCACTGGTACGTGGACATTGTATTTCCATGCACCAAAGGAAAAGAGGTGGTCCATCGACACCTTCAAGCCCATTGCAAAGGTGAAGAATACTCAGGAGATTCTATCAGTTTTCCAAGAGCTCGGAGATAAACTAAAGCGCGGCATGTTCTTCTGTATGCGCGACCCTGTTCCACCCCTTTGGGAGAATTACCAGAATATCCGCGGCGGCTCATATAGTCTCCGCGGTGGCCCGGATGATGGTGTCGATTTCTACAAGGCATATATTCTTGGCGCGATGCTGGATCTAACTACGAATGCTGTTGCAGACAAAATTGTGGGAGTAAGTATTAGTCCCAAAATCATGAATGGTCCAAACGGCACTTCAAAGGTCGGTTTCTATGTTATTAAGCTCTGGAATAAGGACTGCTCGGCCTTTAATAAGCCGACGGGTATTCGTCTTCTTCATCCAAAACTTACAGCTGCTGATGTTCTTTACACGCCTCATGTTGATAAGAAAATGTGAAAGTCTTGTGCCGTAGCATACAAGACGACACTCTTGTGTCTTAAAGGTCATTATTCATACGCTCAACACCATCCATCATATTATGAACGGCTACGGCCAAACGGTCAGAAGAATCAGTTGCAATCGCTTCATTGAGGTTACGGGCATTTGATTCAATAGCCAAATGTAGTATTTTTAGAATTATGTACGACTCTTTCACACGGTTATTAATATCCGATAGAGATGCCTTCTTGTAACCATTTATTATATCATCATCGATATACTCTGTAAATTCATCAACGTACTCATAGACCCCTAGATCATCATCGGGAACAAACCCTTCTAATTCGTCTTCATTATCCTCGACATTTGATTTTATAGAATCAAGGAACATTGATACAGCGTCAATTAATGGACCCTCCTGCTGCTCTTCAACTCGGCCGTTGTATATATTTAGCGCCAGCTTCAGCTGATTATTCATAACCCGAAGCTTGACAACGATATTTGCCATTTTAACGCGGGAAGTTTGAGCCTCCTTCGCCTTATTCTTGGCATTTCGTGTGAAGTTTCGAACTCTGGCAGCCATTGATTTGACACTTGAAGAGGCCATCCCGCGCCGTCTCGCAACATTTAAGTTGCGTTTATGAGAACGAAAAATTTGGCTTCTATTCCCTGTTGATATTCGCAGTTTTCGCGTAGCCTTTACCATCCCTATTTGGCGTTGAGATTTTTTACAGTTACGGTGGTTCCAATCTTATAGGAAAGAGCCCACTTATCGAAGATTTCAGGGCAGCCCTTAGAAATCGTAACATGCATGCCGGTTGCAGAATTTTCACTCGTTCTACTACACGTAACATGACCGTCTTTTTCAATACACTTATAATGGCGCTTATCGGGGTCTAGCCCATTACTCACAGCCTGACTCATATTCAAAACATCAAAGATATTTTGATTATAGGCCATCCTTTCTATTAAGATTATAATTAGGCAGATCAATTTTACTAACCCCAAATAGTTATGCCTCGGGCTCCAAATGGCCGTATAATCCCTCACACTAAAGAGGTCCAGTTAAGAAGAGCAAAAGAGAAATATGACAATGCGAAGAATGCTTTGATACATAACCCAGATGACAATGCCGCGCGGGAAATTATAAGGGATGTGGAAAATTCACAGTTGAATTCTAGCCCACGCCCCGTAAGAGGTAGAACCGTAAATGCGAGGAATAATTTAAATTTTAACGCTTACCCTAATTCACCACGTCGACCAAATATTTTAAATAGCACAACACATAAAAAGGGCCGTAGTTCGAATTTTAATATAAATAATAATATTTACGCCAATTCTAAAACAAGAAGGAATTTGAAAAATGCAGGTCGATGGGCCTTTTACCGAAAGTTTTCAAACACCCATAGAAATGTTGCACCCACTGGAATTGTAGGGAAACATACGCACCGTAATGACCCTCGCCATAACTATAGTGGTTATGCATTCAAAGGGAAGCCGACACTCTTTTCAAAGAACTATAATTCAGTTCCTTGGAAAGAGGAAATACCTGAGGGGGCTGAAGGTATGTATGAAGAATATGGAAAAGAACCTATAGCTGTACGATATTTGGGAAAACAGAATAGTTTTAATGTTTTTAAGGCTTTGGAGTAAGGTTAGACTCCCTGCTTATTCTTCATCGGGGCTAGCACGAGCTTCACCTCACCAAGATTCGCCACCGTGTAACGTAGAATGAGTGGATAGTCGTTCTTGAGATAGAGCTCAATTGACGGGCACAGCGAGGTACACTTCGTGAAGAGTACAAGGTGCTTGAGCTGGAAGATACCCTGGACGATTTCCGCAGTCGACCCCGCCTGCTTATGAACCTTCATGTTCGAGGTCGTGTTCTCAGATATAATAGTTTCCTGCTCGGCAAAATCACCGATACACTTAAAAATGAGGTCCTGGGCCGAGCTGGTAATCTCAACGTCGAGCTTCTCTCCAAGCGCATTCATATCACGACAGATCTTCTGAAGGTCCGTGCTAGGCATGTGGATAATGCTCGTGAAGTTGAGAGAGGGAATCTGAATATCCTCGACATCCGTGTCGAAGAGCTTTAGGAAGTAGTTCGTGACCGTCGACTTCTCCGAGTTCTCCATCCGGATTCCAAGCTTGTTTGGATTGTTCGCCGGCAAATAAAGAGTAAGTGAATCATTATTTGCCATTGTCTTGATAAGTTTGAAAAAGTAAATCATGTTTACTCCAAGTACGTGCTTTGCAGGGCAGTGGTACGTCTCAAAGCGGTCAGAGTTTAGACGCAGGTAGACGAGTACGGTGTGGGTCTCATCTACGGCCATGATCTTGATACCCTGCGAGTCGAACTCGAGGTTCGCCTCAGTGAGGATCTCCTTCAGCGCCTCGATGAGGGTACGGAAAGCCCCGGATTGAACTGTTTTGATCTCAAATAGATTTCCATTTGCGTTCGGGCGGACCAAGGCCATTGTTCTATGTGCGTATTTTGAAGATATCTTTAGGCATATAACGCCGGAGTTTATATTTACTTGCGTGTGCGTTTGACCTTACGGGTACTATGAGCCCGGCTGTTACGAGTCCGAGCCCGAGAGGCCATTCGCTCCTTGTCGCCCCTTATAAGTTTAAATGCAGTTATCATTGCTGATGTGATAAATGATGGTCCTGAACGCAGTATAGAGCCCATTGCAGTTGGATAGAAGCCACCTCGCATACTTACTTTAAAAGAAGACTTAAATGAAGCGGTCATTCAAATCATTATATGTACGCCCGTAAACGCATACAACATATTGTCATGGATTCCACGAGGGCTTACACTGAAATCTGCGAGCTAGGGAAACTTTGTGGCATTGACAAGTCACCTTATAATACCACAGAGGGAGGCCATCGTCATCCATATTCGGCAGTGTATTCAATGTTATTTGCCCCCCTCAAAAATAAGCCAATTATGTTCGCCGAAATCGGTGTGGCGGGTGGTGGCTCGGTTGTTGTATGGTGGAATTATTTTAAGAAGGCTCGACTCTCATTTTTTGACCGCGACCAAAATTTTCTCGATAACGTAGGAACTTTTAATTTTCCTCATAATAAACCTTACACGGGGCTCGTTGATGTGCGGGTGGATGGGGATATTGGCCGTGCAATTATGGAGGCATGTATCGCTGACGGGAGCGGATCTGACATGAGAGGCTTCGATGTAATCCTAGATGACAGCAGCCACGACTATGTAGACCAGATTCGCATTATCAAGGAGTGCTGGCCGCATATCAATCGTGGCGGTTATATGATTGTTGAGGACGTTTATAGAAACATTCCTGAATCTGATTTTGAGCGTGATCTTGAAAGTGTCCTGCCTGAGTGTGTTGAGGCTTATTTTATTGTGTGTAATCACGAGGAGCGGTATAGCCCTGGGTGGAATAATGACAAGATTCTCGTGCTTGTTAAAGCATGAGAATCTGCTTCGTTTTTTGCAAAAGCAAAAACTAACAAGATTCTCGTGCTTGTTAAAGCATGAGAATCTGCTTCGTTTTTTGCAAAAGCAAAAA